TATATCCTTGCAGAGATGTGCTTCAGGACAAGTGATTATATTATTCTGATTGGTTCCACTGAAGATAAGGCAGCTGAGCAACTTTCCAATATTTCTGAGGAGTTGCATACTAATCAGGATTTGCGGTCGGAGTTTGGTGTACACCACTTTGATTCAGATCAGAAGACTGAGATCATCGTAGTTTTCGATGATGGTCACCGGGCACGCGTTCTTGCTAGAGGTGCTGAGCAGAAGATTCGCGGTGCTATGTGGAAGGGTAAGCGACCTAACTTGATTGTCTGTGATGACATGGAAGATGATGAGCAAGTTGAGAATAAGGATCGAAGAGCAAAGTTTAGGCGGTGGTTCTTTCGAGCGGCTAAGCAAGCATTGTCCAAGTCTGGTAAGATTAGAGTACATGGGACTGTTCTGCATGAAGATTCCTTGCTATCAAGGTTGGTAAAGAATAAAACATGGAAGCATCTATTCTTCAAAGCCCATGAAGGTTATTCTGACTTCTCCAATATCCTCTGGCCACAGCGCTGGTCGAAGGAGGATTTAAGGGCAAGACAGGAGGAGTTTGAGGAAGATGGTGATGCCGGTGGTTACTCTCAAGAGTTCTTAAACACTCCACAGGATAATAATGATGCCTACCTTAAAAAGGAACACTTTATCCCTATGCATCCGGATGATCTTGATTCGGAGAAGTTATTTTATGTAGGTGCAGATTTTGCTGTCAGTAAGAGGGATATGGCTAACCGGACGTCCTTCACAGTTGGCGGTGTTGGTGTTAGTAAGAAAGTTAATATAGTAGATCAGAGGGTTAACAGGTGGGACACTGGTGAGTGGATTGATGAGATTTTTCTTATCAACGCTATGTGGCGTCCACAGATATTCTTTGTTGAGGGTGGACAGATTTGGTTGTCAGTTTATCCCTTTATTGTAAAGGAAATGGATGCTCGGGATACTTATATTAATTTTGTCGTACTCCATCCACAGAAGGATAAGGCAGTTCGAGGACGTTCCCTTCAGCGAAGAATGAAAGCGGGAAATGTTCTATTTAATAAGCAGGCTGATTGGTATCCAGCTTATGAACATGAACTTCTGATGTTCACCGGAGTAAGTGATGCCAAGGCAGATGATCAGTTTGACTCTACCGCCACTCTCTGTCTTGGATTGGATAAGGAGCCAGAAGTAGAAGAAGATGATTTCCTCGAGGAAGAAGAAGAGGAAGTCATGCGACACAATGCAAGAGGTTTTGATAAACGTAGCTGTACCGGGTATTAAGTTATGTCCCAATTTGGGACACGTCTATAATATAGGAGAAGTGTTATGGGATTCCTCAAGAAGATGATTAAGAAACCTTTTAAGGATGTTAAGAAAGTTGCAAAGGTCGTGACGAAAGTTGATCCTATTGCACGTACTGGCATGAAGCTTGATCCTATTGCTCGTAAAGTTACTGGTGTTGGACAGAAGCGACGTACAAATGTTGTTAACCAGAATGACACCATTATACCCCGATCATCTAGAACTCCTTCTGGCTATGTAGGATACTCCACTGGGCAGGGTAATGCTCCTACTCCTCAGCAGTACACTCCAACTCCTCCTATCGGGCCTACTTTGAGGAAGAATACTGCTAGGAAGACTATGTCTACGATGGGCGCCGGTAAGTACAGGGTTAAATGATATGTTGGAACTTGATAGCTACATTGAATTGGATGCTGCAGCTATTGCATCCTCAAACTTATGTGACCGGTTCTCTGAAGATGATTTGAAGAAGATTGGTGCGTGGGCTTGGGAGTGCTATGATCGGGATGTTACATCCAGGGAAGGTTGGAGTAGGAGGATGCAAGCTGCTATGGATTTAGCTATGCAAGTTCAAGAGCAGAAAACTTTTCCTTGGCAGGGTTGCTCCAATGTTAAGTTTCCCATTATTACTATCGCTTGCTTACAGTTTCACGCTCGGGCATATCCTGCTATTGTGAATGGACGCTCTCTTGTTCACTGCAGGACAATGGGTTCTGACCCTGATGGAAGTATTACTGCTCGTGCCGGCCGTATCGGGAAGTTTATGTCCTGGCAGTATCTTGAGCAGGATGAGAGTTGGGAAGAGCAAACGGATCGATCACTTCTATCAACTGCAATTGTAGGTGTGGGTTGGAAAAAGTCTTATTATGAGGCTAGTGTTGGCCACAATCTAAGTAATTTTGTTTTGGCCCAAGACCTTGTACTGGACTACTATGCCAAGTCAGTTGAAACTTGTCCTACCAAGACTCATCGTATTCCTCTCTTTCGTAATGAAGTATATGAGAGGTGTAAGCGAGGTATCTTTGCTGATATACTTGAAGATGATTGGTACAAGGCTGATGCAGTTAATAATCTGACCCCAGGTCAGCAGCGTGCAGATAAGCGTGGTGGAGCTACTCCTCCTCAGCCTAACTACAATACTCCCTTTATGTTCCTTGAGCAGCATTGTCTCCTTGATCTAGACGGAGATGGTTATAATGAGCCTTACATTATCACCATTGAGGAGTCATCCAAGACAGTTGTTCGCATCACTGTTCGCTTTGAGCGTGAAGAAGATATTGAAAGGAACAAGCAAGGCGAGATTGTAAGGATTAATGCAACTGAATATTTCACCAAGATTCCCTTTATCCCTTCCCCTGATGGGAGTATCATGGATATAGGGTTTGGCACACTCCTGGGGCCTCTAAATGAATCAGTCGATAGTGCTATCAATCAACTCTTCGATGCCGGAACTATTTCTAACACTGCTGGCGGATTTCTTGCAAGAGGTGCAAAGATCAGAGGTGGTGTCTATGAGTTTGCTCCTTTTGGATGGCAAAGAGTTGACTCCACAGGAGATGATCTCAGGAAGTCAATTGTCCCGCTGGAAGTACGAGAACCATCAGCGGTGCTATTTCAACTCCTCAGTTTCATCGTTGATTACTCCAATAGGGTAAGTGGTAGTACCGATATGATGGCCGGGGAGAATCCTGGTCAGAATACTCCTGCGGAGACTAGCAGGGCGATGGTTGAGCAGGGGCAGAAGATTTACTCTGCTATCTTCAAGCGTATCTGGCGATCTTTTAAGCAGGAGTTTAAGAAGGGCTTCCAGTTGAATGCAATCTACTTGCCAGTTAGTATGCCCTTCGGCGGGCCTGGTGAGACGATTGCCCGTGAGGATTTTACTGGTGATCCCTCTTCTATCATTCCAGCTGCTGATCCCACTATCATATCTGATGCTGCCCGATTTGCACAGGCTAATCTGTTAAAGCAAGCAGCGATGGGAAATCCTGGTTATGATGCGGATACTGTGGAGAAGATATTCCTTCGTACACTGGGCATTGATAACATAGATCAAGTATATCCGGGTACTGCTAATCTACCACCTCCACTTCCTGACGTGAAGGTTCAGATCCAACAGATGAAGTCTCAACTTGCCACTCAGCAGATGGAGTTTGATAAGCAAGTAGCAATCCTTGATGCCCAGCAACAGCAGGCAATCAATCAATCTAAGATTGCTGAAATTGAAGCGAAGGCTCAGCTCTTCCTTGCTAATGCAAACGCTGTTCCGGGTAATCAGCGTATTCAGGCCTTCAATGCTGCGCTTGGAGCATTGAAGAACAATAATGATAAGATCGAAATGCAAATTAAAGCTATGATGGAGTCTATGAATAATGAATCAGGTGCAAACGCAAACAAGGGCAATGCCGAGTGAGGAAGAGTTTGACAGCTGGAAGGGACAGGGAATGACTCAGCTGGTTATGGAAGTTATGAGGAAGCGAAGGGAAACGCTAAAAGAGCAATGGGCTAACGGTAGTTTTAGTGACAGCTTCGATATGGCAATGGCAGTTAAGAACGCGGGAGCAACTGGGGCTTGTAGTGCCTACCAGATGATTCTCGATTTAGATTATCAAGATATTCTAGGAATCAGTGATGAATAATTCAGGACTATTTCCACTTGGCCGAGCTATCCTTATTCGACCATATACACCTGAGCGACAGCAAGGACTCATTCAGCTGCCCGATGAAGTGAAGAGCCGATCTCAGATGTTGGAGCAGCGGGCACAAGTTGTCGCCATAGGCCCATCTGCGTGGCATGATGAACCTCAACCACGAGCTAAAGTCGGTGACAAGGTATTAGTATCTAAGTTCAGTGGATATATGGCAGAAGGTACTTTGGATGGTGAACAGTACCGCTTTGTAAACGATCGAGATATCTTTGCTGCACTGGTAGATAATGAGGAGCTAAGTCATGAGTCTTGAGAATGAAGATACTGATACTGACAGCGGTCAGGAAGTAGAACAAGAAGCTCGTCTCCTTGGATGGGTTCCAGAAGAGGAATTCAAAGGCGCAAAGGATAACTGGGAGACTGCTGAAGCATTTGTAGAGCGTGGTCGTCACTTGATGCCCATACTCAAACAGAACAATGTCCGTCTGAAAAATGAACTCTTGACACGAGATCAAAAAATTGGTACATTACAGACACAACTGCAAAATGCCCAAAAGGCTATCGAACGTCTGGATGCTCATTACACAGAAGCTACCAAGCGTGCGGTTACTGCTGCAAAGGCAGAACTGGTAGAGCAGTTGAAGCAGGCACGAAATGACGGCGATGTAGACGCTGAAATTGAAGTTCAGGATAAATTGGATGAACTGAAAGCCAGCCAAACCGCTGCAGAAAAGAAAGAACCAGAAGATAAGAAACCTGCTACAACCACTGATCTTGATCCTCAGTTCATTGAGTGGAATCAGGAGAACCCGTGGTTTGGTGATACTACAAATCCCGAAAATAAGAAACGAACAAAAGCACTTGTCCGCATTGCGGAAGACCTACGAGAAGATGGCGACAAGACTCAAGGCCGAGCCTTTTTCGATAAATGTCTAGCAATGTTGGATGATAGCTCCGCCGACTTATCCACCCCGCCGAACCGTAGTGCGAGGGTGGAGGGGGGTAGCGGAGGCCGTAGCGCAGCTCGTGCCGGAGCCAAGAGCTTCGCATCACTTCCTACGGAGGCTAAACAGGCATGCATGGAGGATGCTCCATACCTTGTAGGTAAAGATAAGAAGTTTGCTACTCAAAAGGATTGGGAGACGGAATATGCCCGTATCTACTATAAAGATGCAAACTAATTTCCTCTCAATTTCGGAGAAGCAAAATGGCTGAGTTAAAGAACAATCCTGCAAACGGTAGTGTAGAGTTTCCCAAGGGCTATCGCCCGATGACAAGTGCAACCCTGCGATTGCAAGTTCCTGAAAGGGATGGTTTTCATAGGCATTGGTTTCGTGGTACTCCTGAGCGTATTGCTCGGGCGCAGCAAGCAGGTTATCGTTTTGTAGAACCTGAAGAGTTAGAGGAAGGAAGTATCAATAACTTTGATCTGGGTGGAGACTCAGATCAGACTGGTAATACTGATCTTGGTACTCGTGTAAGTATTATTTCCGGCGGTGAACTTGATACAACAGGTCAGCCAGGTCGGATGTACTTAATGGAGTGTCCAATGGAGTATTTTGATTACGCGCAGTCTATTGTTAACGCAAGTACTGATGACGTAGCAACTGCTTTACGCGGAGGAACGATTGGTGAAGGCAGGTCAGGAGAAACGAGAGCTGATGGTAGTAAGAAGTATCATGGTTTTGAACAGCCAGGAAGTTCCCTTAAAGGGAAGGTACCTGACCTCTTTGTTCCTAAGCGGAGAACGTAAACATGGCTAACGCCAATCGTCCTACCGGCCTGTCTCCTGTACGTAGCATCCTTGGTGCTCCTTTCAATGAGCAGGTCCAGTTGTATTCCATTGCATCAGCGTATACCACAGCGCTTTATATCGGTGATCCTGTTATTAGTAGCGGTACTTCTGATGCCCAGGGTATTGCAGGTATTACTCTTGCAGCTACTACTGGCGCTATCCGAGGTGTGATTGTAGGCTTGGGCACTAGTCCAGGCTTGATTGCTAATCCACAGAATCTGGACATTACCTATCGTCCAGCAGCTGCTCAGACTAAGACTTGGTATGCTCTTGTCTGTGATGATCCTAATATGATCTTTGAAGTTCAGGAGATCGGTACTGGTACTCCGTTTACTGCTGCTGAGGTTGGCTTGAACTGCAATCTTGCTTCTGGCACTGGTAATGGTTTTGTATCAGGTTGGCAGCTTGACAACTCTACTGAGGGTACTACTAACACCTTGCAGGTCCGTTTGTTGGGCCTTGCTCAGCGACAGGATAATGCTTTTGGGCAGTATGCTAAGTGGCTGGTCAAGATCAATAACTCCGAGTTCTATCTCGGCAACGCGGGTCTTTAAGGAGTAAGTTATGGCAGGCGTAATCAATACTGGTACTCATCCGAAACTCCTTTGGCCTGGTATTCATGCTATCTGGGGTCAGGTATATGACGCTCATCCTACTGAGTATTCCGATCTGTATGATATGGATACTTCCACCAAGGCCTATGAGCAGGATGTTCAGGTAACTGGCTTTGGGCTGGCCCCAATTAAGGGGCAAGGTCAAGGTATTTCCTATGATTCTGAGCAGCAAGGTTGGGTGACTACCTATGCGCATATCGCATATGCTCTTGGCTATATTGTCACGTATGAGGAGCTACAGGATAATCAGTACAAGGAAGTCTCCATGCGTCGTGCGAAGGCAAATGCCTTCTCTATCAATCAGACTGCAGAGAATGTGGCTGCCCTGATCTATAACGACGGATTTACTGGTACATACTTTACTACCGCCGATGGTCAGCCTCTTATCAGTGCTGCTCATGTTAATGCTTCTGGCGGTACTTTCAGTAATGCACTGACTCCTGGTGCTGATCTGAGTGAGGCATCCTTGGAGGACATCAAAATTCAGATCATGAATGCCACTAATGATCGTGGCTTGAAGATTGCTGTGATGCCTAAGTCCTTGCATATTGCTCCGCAGGAGTTCTACAACGCGAATCGTATCTTGAAGTCGGTATTGCAGAATGATACCGCTAACAATGCGATTAACGTGCTTAAGGCCACCAATGCTTTCCCTGAAGGCATTAAGGTGAATCACTACTTCACCAATCCATCTGCTTGGTTTGTCCGCACTAACATTCCGAATGGTATGACGTTCTTCTGGCGTTGCAAGCCTGAGTTTGATCAGGACAACGATTTTGATACGAAGAATGCGAAAGCGGCTACCTACATGCGCTTCTCGGTTGGTGCTACTGATCCCCGTGGCATCTTTGGTTCTAATGGCCCGTAATAGGAGAAACTGTCATGGCAGGTGTTAAGAAATCTGGCACCTTTGAGGGGAAGTCTAATAAGTTAGGTTATGGCGGTAGGGCTGCGCAGTTGAAGGCTAAAGGAGTTCCAGGTGGTGTTATTGGAAATCTTGCAAGAAAAGCTGGCGCAGCTCCAGGCATGAAGAACTATCACGGTGGTAAAAAAAGGTAAGTAAGAAGTAGTGGTGGGGGAGGTAATACTCCCCCATACTATTGTCCCAATTTGGGACACAAGTATAACGGGATGCAAGTCCCGCCTAACATTGGCGTTATCACTTGGAGTATATAGTATGAGCAGCTCTCCCACTCGCTTCACCTCTGGCGTTACTCAGGATGCATCTTATCAGCCTCTTGGCATGATCGGTATCCCTGACCCATTCTTCTATGCTACTTATGCGGATGATTTTCTTCCCTATGATGTAGGTGGTTATACGGTAACTGCAGCTACCGGATCAGTTGCATCAGTAGCTGGTGTTGGCGGTCGTGTTATCCTTTCTACTACTGGTGTTATATCTGATTTTGTATCTATGCAGGAACCTGCTGCTGGTTTCTCTTATATCGCTGGTAATAAGCTTGCATATCTTACTCGTATTAACTTGGATAGTGCCACGCTATCTACAGTACAGGTAGGTCTGATTCAGACTAGTGCTACTCCTCTTACAGTTACTAACGGCTTCTTTTTTAAGAAAGCTTCTGGTGCTACGGCTATCACTTTTACTGTAATGTCTGGCAGTGCTGTTCAGGCAGTTGTGACTCTTCCTACTGTCGCCGTCGCTGCCACCGATATTGATCTTGGCTTTGTTGTAGATCGTCTTGGTAATGTGAATATCTTCTGTGGTACTAATCTAATTGGCGCCAAACGTCAAGATTTTGCAACTCTTGGGCCGCAAGCTAAGATTTATGCTACAAGTATTGCTACCCCACCAGCAGGTCTTTTGAATCCTACTCTTGTTGTGCAGGCTAGTACCGCTGTTATTCGTACTATGACTGCTGATTTTCAACTTGCTGCTCAGGAGCGTTAATCATGGCGTTCTCTACTCAAGTAATCGAAGATGGTTTTCGAAATTATATTATTAAGGTTGATGGGGCTGTGGCTGAGGCTGCTAGCCTTCTTGTTGACGTATCTATGCTTGATCCACCTTGTACAAGGGTTCGTCTTAAGAAACTAACATACAGCCTAGATCCTGCGGCTACTATGCAGCTGCTTTGGGATGCTACTACTGATGTAGTATTACTGAATTTGTCTGGTAGCAATGATGCTGATATGTGCTTTGAGTCTACTGCAGGTATTCCTAATAATGCTGGCACTGGAGTAACAGGGGATGTACTTCTTACTACAGCAGCTACTACCCCATATACTCTATATCTTGAGTTTATCAAGTCTGATCCTGTTAACCCGATGTAAGGAGCTATTATGACAGCTCCAGTTTCCAATACTCCTTATGGCATTATCTATGATGCCTACCATGATGCGGGCCTTCTTGGATTAGGTGAGGAGCCTAACAGTGAGCAACTCACTGAGGGGATGCGGCGTCTTTGTGACGTAATTAATCTGTGGCAGACACAGGGACTTAAACTATTTCTGTTAGTAGATCAAGCTATCACTTTGGTAGCTGGACAGCAGAAATATACAATGGGATTAACTGGGGATATTGTGATGGCTAAGCCATCACGTATCCTTCAGGCTTATGTTCTTATAACTTCTGGACTTGTAAAGCGTCCACTTGTATCATTGTCCTGGGATGAGTGGATGCGTTTGTCTCAAGTATCTGGGAATAATGGGACTATTAGCTCTTACTTCACCAATAAGCAGTCTGATCTTTTGGAAGTATATTTCTGGAATACTCCAGATACAGAAGAGGCTACCAATACTGCTCACGTGCTTCTTCAAGTACAAGTAGACAATCCTATTAACTTGGAAGCTGATATGATGTTTCCGTCTGAGTGGCGTATTGCACTTCGTTGGGGACTTGCTGATGATCTAGCTACAGGACAGCCAGAAGCTATCATGACTCGCTGTGCTCAGCGCGCTACTGCTTTTAGGGAAGCTCTGGAAGATTGGGATGTGGAGGATACAGTTACTCGCTT